TAGCATAAGGTAAATATTGATATGGCTAGTAGATACAGAGGATTTAGCACTATTGGACGCTACAAAAAGTTTCGTACCACAGACTACGAACTTGTAAAGCAGGATCTGCTAAATCATTTTAACATACGCAAAGGCGAAAAGCTAATGAATCCAGAGTTTGGGACAATTATCTGGAACTGTTTGTTTGAGCCTTTTTCAGACGAAATGCGTGAAATGATCATCAGAGACGTCGCACGTATTGTTAACTATGATCCTAGAGTTACACCTACAAGTATTATTGTAGACGAGTATGAAAACGGTATACAGCTCGAAATTGAAATGTTATATGTGCTAACAAACCAGCAAGACACATTAGAAGTTCAATTTGACAGAGAAAGCAATCTAGCCGTAGAATCTTAATATACGCTGTTTTTAAATGTGCTAAATAATGTATATTGCAGATATTTAGGACACTAAAATGGCGTTGAGCAACAGACAAACAAGTTTACTAGTTCAGCAGGATTGGACAAAGGTATACGAAACCTTTAAAGAAGCTGACTTTCAGAGCTATGACTTTGAAACATTACGCAAAACCATGCTGGATTATTTGCGTACATATTATCCTGAAGACTTTAACGATTTCACTGAAAGCAGTGAATACATTGCCCTAATAGATCTTATTGCATTTTTAGGTCAAAGTCTAGCATTTCGTACCGACCTTAACGCTCGTGAAAACTTTATCGATACAGCAGAACGCCGTGACAGCGTACTAAAGTTAGCACGACTACTAAACTACGTTCCTAAACGCAACGTTGCCAGCAGTGGCATGCTAAAAGTATCCAGTATTAGTACCACAGAAACACTGTTTGACAGCAACGGAACAAATATCGCAAACCTAATTATTAGTTGGAATGATCCTAGTAACGATAACTGGCAAGAACAGTTCAATACTATTTTAAATGCCGCATTAATTGATAGCCAAACAGTTGGCAAGGGTGGTGCAAACAGCATCATTAATGGTATTAGTACACAAGAATACACTATTCGTATTCCTGATAATGTACAAGCCGCGTATAGCTTTACTACGGAAATTGAAGGCGCACAAGTGCCTATCGAAGTTGTTAGTGCTAGTATTACTGGCGAAGAGTTTATTTACGAAAAAGCACCCAAGCCTGATTCAACATTTAACTTTTTATATCGCAACGACAACCTAGGTAATAGCAGTAATAACACAGGCTTTTTTGCTTACTTTAAACAAGGTGATATCAACAGTGTTGATTTTAACATTGAATCCGCACTGCCTAATAGACTGGTCAACATTGATTTTAACAACATCAACAATAACGATGTTTGGCTATATGCAGTTAATTCAGACAACACCATTGGCGAACAGTGGACCAAAGTACCAGCTATTAACGGTATTAATATTACCTACAATAAATCAAGTGAACGCAACTTGTATCAAGTTGTTACACGCAACGACGATCAAATCTCACTGAGTTTTGGCGATGGATCTTTTGCTAATATTCCACAAGGAAAATTTAGACTTTATTATCGTCAAAGTGCAGGTACACGATACAAGATTACTCCAGACGAAATTCAAAACGTTGTTATTCCTATTCTTTATGTGGATCGAAATGGACGCACTCAAACACTTAATGTTACTGCAAGTCTAAACTACACAGTTGCCAACAGTAGCACACGTGAAACACTAGCAAGTATTAAACAAAAAGCACCTCAACAGTATTATACACAAAACCGTATGATCACTGGTGAGGACTATAACATTTTCCCATTTACTGCATTTAACAATGTGCAGAAGGTTAAAGCAACCAACCGCACCAGTTCAGGTGTTAGTAGATTCTTAGACGTTGTTGACGTTACAGGCAAATATTCGAGCACAAACATTTTTAGTGCTGACGGTTTGTTGTACAAAGACGAATATACACGAAGCGTAAACTTTAGTTACCAAACAGCCAATGAAATCTTTGGTGTTATCTACAATACTATTGCACCAATACTACGTGACAAGCCCATGCAACATCTGCACTATGACAAAGCAGAAAGATTTAATCTAGAAAATCAATCATGGACCACCGGTACAGGAACTATCATTGCTAACCTAAGTTGGCAGTTTGAAAGTGCTAGTACAAACAAAAGCATAGGTTATTTAATGGGACCTGATAGCGGCAGTGCCGACGGTACACCTTATGTAGCAATGAATGTGGGCTCAGGTATTACTGGTGTGCTAAAGAATGTGCTAGTAGGCTCTATTATTAAATTTGGCGCAGGCACGGGCAAATACTTTAATGCACGTAATCAAATAGCAACAGGTACAGTTAGCAAAGACAGAGACAGAACATATATCTATGCTAGTGTACAGCGTATCGATCAAATCACAAATCAAATTACCATCAGCGAAACAGTACCAACAGGTGCTGTTCCGATGGAAATTATTCCGGTATTTAAATCAACACTGAGTGATAGTTTGACCAACGAAATTGTTACACTTATTAAAATCTACAAAAACTTTGCTCTACGCTATGACACAACCATCAACGGTTGGGCACTTGTAGATGCGGCTGATATCAGCACAGAATCATATTCAAATGATTATGCAGGTAACACCAGTGGTGAAGCACTGGATGCAAGTTGGGTTGTGCGTTTGGAATACAACGGTACAGAATATTCAATTATACATCGTGGCTTAGAATACTATTTTGAAAGTGAAGCAGAAACTAAATTTTATTTTGATGACACTGTAAAAGTATATGACAGTAAAACAGGACGCACATTGCGTGACGAAGTTACTGTGCTAAAATTCAACAGTCAAGCAGATAGTAGTGCGCCTCTTGCACAAAATCTTGTATGGGACATCTACAAAAGTATTGTTGGCGCAGATGGTTACAGAGAAAAGCGTCGTGTACTAATAACATTCCCAGACGCAGATCAAGATGGCGTTCCTGACAATCCTGACTTGTTCAACTTAATTGTTAACAGTGAAGTAAATAGTGACTCAAAGTTTGTTTTCTTTAAACAAGAAGACACTATTGGAGGCTTTAACGATTTTGCACCGATGGATTATTTTGATGTAGAGATTTTCCCAGACTTTGCAACTATTAGTTTGAACTTAGAAAGTTACAATGCAGGACAAATATTCTACGCTTATTCCACTGATAAATTTTATGAACTAAGCATTGCCAACGGTATTAGAGCATTGTCAAATGTTACTGTTAATTATAGAGCACGTATTGGTAGAGGATCATTAAACTTCCAATACAAACACAGTGCGCCAAACAACAGACGTGTAGATCCAAGTCCAAACAACCTAATGGACTTGTTTATTCTGACCAAATCATACAGCAATGATTATATTGCCTTTATTACAGATACATCTAATACACTAACAGAACCAACAGCGCCTACCCAAGAAGAACTCAGAGGCGAATTTAATACGTTAGAAAATTACAAAGCACTAAGCGATACTATTATCTTTAACAGTGCTAAATTTAAACCATTGTTTGGTAGTTTAGCTGAAAATAGTTTACGTGCTAAATTTAAAGTTGTCAAGAACCCAAATATGAATATCAGCGACAGTGAAGTAAAGACACAGGTTGTTAATGCTATTAATACTTACTTTGATATCAACAACTGGGACTTTGGCGAAACTTTTTACTTTAGTGAACTAAGTGCTTATCTGCACACAGAACTAAGCCCAGAGCTTTCCAGTATTATTATTGTTCCTAGCGATACTTCTAGTAGCTTTGGAAACCTTTATCAAATTAATGCAGAACCAGACGAAATTTTAATCAGTTCGGCAACAGTTGACGATGTTGATATTATCAGCGCAATTACTGCTAGCCAACTGAATCAGGCTATAGCCGGTGTATAAGCGATAGGTAATTAATACAACATGGCAATCATCAAGACAGTAAACTTTTTACCAAGCATTTTTCGTACAGAAACTAACAACAAGTTTCTAAATGCTACACTGGACCAATTGGTCAGCAAGCCAGACTTTGAAAAAATTAATGGCTATATTGGTAGAAAGTTTAGTCCAACATTTGTTACCACTGACAACTATGTTAAAGAAGCAACTGTTAGTAGACAAAACTATCAGCTAGAACCTAGCGTGGTTGTTAAAAACAAATCCACTGATACCATTGATTTCTTTAGCACATACATTGATCTACTACAACAGATCAGCTATCAAGGCGGTAATATTACTAACCACAACAGACTTTTCAACAACGAAAGCTACAGCTTTGATGCGCTAATTGACTATGACAAGTTTGTAAACTTTAAGAACTATTATTGGGTGCCTAACGGTCCTGATGCAGTAGATGTGTTTGCTGGTAATGTTGAAACAGAAGAACAGTATACAGTAACACGCAACCTCAGTGTTAATGGTTTTAACTTCAGCGAAAAAGGTATTGAATCCAACCCTGTGCTAGTGCTAGCACGTGGTGGTACATACACATTTACAGTTAGTGAGCCTGGACACAAGTTTTGGATTCAAACAGAACCTGGTCTAACAGGTTTTAGATTTAACCAAACCAATGTTAGTACTAGAGAAATCTTTGGAGTTGAAAACAACGGAACAGATGACGGCACAGTTACATTTAAAGTACCTCTCATTGATGCACAAAGTCGCTACACAGAAATGGAAACCG